GCCTCATCTGATAGCGCCTTGACTCCGTTGGTCACGGTCACATCAAAAGCGGTGACGGGAAGCGTCACGCTATTGAGTACCAGGCTGCCGCTGATTCCATTCACCGGATTGCCTGCGGTTGTTTCGGTGTAAGTTGTCGGCGTGATGGCTTGAGCATCTGACCAGCTCGAGCTTGAAATGGTCAAAGTGTCCGAGCTTTTCGCTGTCACGATTTTATCGGCCAGTGAATAAAACTAATAACAGAGCCCACCATGAAGTTGACGCCCTGCCCTGATTCAGTGATCAGGCTGGTCGCACTTGAGCCGGTGCCCTCGGTTGTGCCTGAGCCGGTCAACGCATAGTTGAAAGCGCCGCCGCTAAAACTAATCTTTGGCTCTTCGCCGCCGCTTGCGGTGATGTTCATATCTTCAACGTAGCAGCCGAATAGGTCTTCTCGAAGAACATCGTTAGCCGTTCGCATCATGTGAACCGTTGGCAGTGCGTTAGAATCGGACAAAGTGAAAGACAAAAGACTTGCGTGATTACTACCACCTGCGCCCCATGTTCCAAAGCCTGACGAGTTAACATTAAAAGTCACATCATTAGTGCTTACCGCTGTAACCTTGTATTGATTCCCGTTTAGCTCGGTCATCCCCACAACGTTTTCAAAGTAAACTTGGTCATTAACCTGGAACGAATGGCCGCCGCCGAAGGTAATAACCGCCGAAGATGCTTTCGTTGCTGCTGTAATTGTCGCTTGAATGGCCGTTGTAGTAGTAGGGCCTCGGCCAAGCGCGGCCTGAATTAATGGACTGGCGTTTGGCGGCTCCTTGGTCCCTCTGGGTAACAGGTAGCTTTCACATGACCAACTTACTTCTTGCTTGCCCGTGATTCGCTCAAGCACTGACCGGCTGGTTCTGCTGTCCATGCGGTCATTGCGCGCAACGGTAAATTCCATAGAAGCCGATAGAACCTTGGCAGCGTTTGCCCCGGCTAGCGCTTCCTGACCGCTTGTTCCATATGCGCCGCCTGCGGCTGCTTCCTCTTTAACAAAGAATCGTAAGTTTCTACCCAGTGCGTGGTCGGTACTTGCGCCCATTATTCAGCTCCTTCAGTTTTCTCGGCTTCTGGCTTGTCGGCTTTGTCTGCCTTCTTTGCCTTTGCTGTTTTCTTTTTTATCGTTTCAAATAGACCAGAAGCAACCAATGCCTGCGCCTCTGATTCGCTGATGTCGAGCTCATCGCCCTGGCTCACTAGATGATCGCCGTGTCTAATCGGCGCCTCGCCTACAAATTTAATCTTCATCGCTTAACTCGCTGCTGTGGTTCGAATGTATTTTATTTGAGTTTGCATGACGAAGCTACCATCACCGAAGGCGTCGGGGTCGCCTTCATCGGTCTCAACGCTTACAGCTGTTGTGCTGATTGCGTTTGACCCTCTGGTGGTGTCCACGTTCAAGACTGCAATCACATCATCGATTAGGTTGTTGATCTTCGTCTGACGAATGGCCAGCGTATTCCCTGAGATGTGACCGATAACCGTGAGATTCATCGTGCTGTACATATTGCCGCCGGGCTGATGCTGGAAAGCTTCCGACGTTGGCACGTAACCAACGAAAGGCCGCTCCCCTGTCTTCACATCAAAGTACCCACGCGCTAAAGCCTGCACGGTCTGCACGGTCGTCTTGTAGCCGTTGCCGGTCGTTATGCCTGCGAATGTTGTCTGCAGATTCTCAAGAATCAGCTTGCGCGTAGGGGTTCCCATTCTATGCGCCTTTGCCCAGAGCTGTAACCATGCCCTCGCCTAATAGCTCTGTGATTCGTGGCGCCGCTCTATCAAGGGCTTTTGTAATGTATCCCGTGGGCTTGATTTTTACAGATGCCATCAGAGTGTAAGCAAGCTCACCTGTTTTGATGTCTACTAGGTAGCCAATGCGGCCAGCTTTTTTGGGTGGCTGAAACTTCAGAAGGTTGCGGCCTGGGTCAAACTCTCGAGGCGCTATCGGTATTCCGTTCTTAATTATGGGCCGGTAGTTTCGGTTGGGTACAGCAAGAGCCTTCACGCGCTTGGGTCTAATCACGCCGCCCTCTTCGTGAATTAGGGCATACGGTACCGCGTTGGTAACATCAATCTCTAGCCCGCCGGGTGATGTCCTGGCGGCTGATATCTTCCACGCTCTTTTTAGGGTGCCTTGAGAGTATTTTTTAAGCGTTTCTGACGTGCTCAGTATTAGCTCAGATTGCAGCTCTTGCGCAGCTTCAACAATTTTAAGGGGGAACATGCTGCTGATATTATTCAGGGCATTATCTGAGAACTCTTTAAGCTCTTTGTCCACCTCTATGCTGAAATCATCCGCCATGGTTCAAGCCCCATTATTCTTGAACTGGTCAATTCTAAACGGGGTAAGCGGTGCGTCTGCGTCTTCTCTGTTTGATTCTTTCTGAGAGATAGAACCGCCACCGAAGAAGATGCTGGTATCACCGCGCGCGGCGTCTGCCCTCAGCTCTTTGAGTAGGTCACGGTAGAACTGCGTTTTCTGAGAACGAGCCCCGCCCATGCCTAAAGCGCTGCGGTCTATATCGCGGGCAAACTTCGCAAGGATACCCTCCACCGCGTCAATTGCCGCAAGTGTTGGGCTGCCTCGAGATGTTAAAAGCGCGTCTAAGAGCTCGTTGCTCAAGAGCTGTTCGTCAGTATCTACATCGCCAATTTTAAACCGCAACATATCGCGGTCAGTGCTCAGCGAATCACTATAAGACCAGCTCATGGCTCAACCCTTTTACGGGGTCGCCCCCTGCTGCGCTTTTCTTGTTTCGGTTTTAGCTTTGCACAAAGTAATTCATCAGGAACCTCTACGAGTGCCCCTGATGTCATCATCCTGCGAAAAGCTGGCCAACTGCGGGCATCAGGAAGCGGGGTCCATGCTTTGATGGTGCCCTCACTGCCTTTGATGTCCCGCGTTGGAAATATCATCTGATTAAGCTACTGCTGCATCAAAGTACACGCCTAGATCAGCGCCTGTTACCTTGAAGTCAAAAGCACTGAGAGACTCAATGCGCTCTGAGTGATTTTGGTCCATGCGATAGCGAAGAGTCCGGAGACCTTCAAACTGATCAGCACCTGCAACGCCGGTGAAGCTGAACATGTAGCCAGCCGCCGGAGTCATCAGACCTGGATTTTGTGGACGGTAAACTAAGAGTGCATCTTCAGAAGTAAACACCGGAGCATAGACCGCCGTTGCACCTTCAAGAGCAGTGTTCTCGATGCTGCCTGCAACAATGACCTCATCAACGCCAAAGAGCGAGGCCATCAGGTCAGTTGTAACAATTCCTTTTTCAGAATATTTGACCCTATCTAGCAAATCATCACTATCACGGAGCGCCGTGTATACTGCCTTCCCAATGAGTAAAACATTTGGCTTTCGACCAGTCTTTGCGTGTACGTTGTCCTGCTGCGTTTGAATGTCCTTGATAGGTGTACCGCCTGAAGCGCTCCACTTGGTACCTGGCGTTACGTCGTTACCATCAGAAGAACCGTTCCATACGCCAGTTGTGAAGCATGTTGCAGCAAAGACTTCGTCTCGCTTCTGCAAAAGTTTCTCTGTGACGTACTGGGCCGCACTTGTCAGGATGTCAACGCCTGCGTCAGCGTTCGCCGCTACGTAATCGTCAACGTCCATATGGACGCCATACTGTTGGCAACTGAACGTACCAGTTGAAAGCGTAAAGTTAGCGCCTCGAGTTGGTGATCCCGTTCCCCGTAGGTCTGCTTGGCTTCTTAACCACTGGTCCTTATCAAAGACGTGATACTTGTTAGATAGCTGCGATGTATTGATGCTGTTAAAAATACGGCTGGCCACAAAGCTGGTCTGTTCCTGCGCGTATGCGATTGATACGTTGGTGAGTGCTTGGTCAACATGCACTTCTGAGGTTGTAATTCCCATGTCAATATTCTCCTAAATTCGAGTTATGCTGCTTGGACTTTTCCGTTGGCGCCGGTCACTACAACCGAGATGATGTCACCGTTGGCCGTGGAGTCTTCCAGAGCGATAGCCAGAGCCGCCGCGCTTGCGTTGGTTAGAATACCCGCGCCCGCTGCTTCTGATGCAACGATAGAACCCGCAGCAAGCGATCCAGTTGTGCCGATATAAAGCTTGGATACGCCGCCGATAGCGACAACCGCCGCCTCGCCTGCGCCTGGATTGTTCTGCAAGATGCCGATGGCGTCACCGTCGGCGGCTGTTAGCTCTGCAGATCCTGAAGAGTTAACCTTAACAAAGCGGTACTGAGAAGATGAGTAGTCAGCGTGTGCCTTCAATGTGATACAAGTTTGTGATGATTCCCATGCCATGATTAACGGCCTCCGTTAGATTGGCGCTGCTCGTTATATTCTTGATATAGCGCCGGGTTTGTTTGAATTGCTTTTGCAATAGCTGCGGGCATCTTTAATTTGCCGCCGCTTGCTTCAACTTCTGATTTTGCAATCTGTTGGATTTTAGACCACGGGTCACCCGCGCTCATATCCGGTACATTGCGGCCAGCTTCAACGAGAAGCGGCCCGCCCTGCATTGCTGCACTTGCAGCTTCAAGGGCTTTTTCGACGCGGTCGCCTAAGTCGTTATCACGCGCCTTAACGTCAATCATCAAATCAACAACTTCCTCGAGGCTATGGCCTGGGATGTTGCAGAGCGTTTTTTCAGCTTTTGCCAGGTACTCACGACGTGCACGCTTGGCGATTTCAACGCCTAGCTCGCTTTCTCGGTCTTCGAGTTTCTTGGCCAGCTCTTCGTTACGCTTCCAGATGGCTTGCATTGCGCCCTTAGCAGCTTCGGGAAGTTCGCCCAGAGACTTCATCAGCTTCTCTTCGTCTGATTCCTCCTCTTTCTTGGCCTCTTCCTCTTTCATCTTTTCGGCTTCTTCTTCCATCGCCTCTTTGGGCTCAGCTTCTTCTTCGCCGGATGCGCTGCGCAAAGCTGCAAGAGCTTCGCCCACTGGCATCATGTCGGAATATGCTTCAAGAAGTTTCATCGCTGCCATGACTGCCTTCTTGGCGTCGTCTGGCATTTCCATCTTTAGAAGGCCTTCAAGCTTTTCGACGGCTTCGCTCTGCCCCTCAGCTTTCAGCACTTCAACAAGGATTTCATCCATTGCGTTGCTCCGTGATTTCATAATTGGAAATCGTTTCTTTTTGTTTGCACCGGCTTCAACGAGAGAGACCTCAAGGGTCTTAACGTCTTTAAGCGCAGTGATTCGGCGCTTGCTCATTAAGCTGCCCCGCTTTCTGATTTTTGTGATTTGTGCCCTGGCTCGGGTCTGGCAGGTCAGATTCTCGACCTGCTCGAATTATTGCCCATCTAAGAGATTCGGTCAACCACTTATAAACTCAACCTTTGGCATGTCGGCTGCTTCTATATTTTCACGGGTTCCGAATCCGCCAATACTAAAAGCATTGAGCTCACCGGCTTGAACCTTCGCCCAGTTTTCAGGGCTCAGCTTGACGCCAAGAACCCAAGAGCCTGAGTGGATGAAGTCATCGCCGAAGGCTGTACGGGTTGCCTGGTGCGGCTCACCTGCCACCGCCTTCTTATATTCATCGGCGTTAGGGTAGGGCTGAATCCAGCTTTCGACAACCTGAGCCTCTGTGGCGCCGCCGTGGTCCAAGCCTATCATCCGGCTCGAGGCCATGAAGTTGTGGCTGGTGGTCTCAATTTCTGCCGGGCTCAAGTAGTCGTCATGGGCATCTACTATATAGGGGTCTAGAACCACGCCGTAGACAATGCGCTTGGCGTCGTCTGCTTTGTAGATGTTAACAGCTTTCTTCGCTTGCTCCCGCTCGTACCGAGCTGCAATCTTCTCAGCCCATCGCCGCCCTGGGTCGCCGCCCCAAAGAAGCCAAGCCACAAGCCCCGCGCCTGGGTAGTCCTTATCCTTG